ATCGTGCCAGTCGGCAGGGAAGGCGTGCCGGTGAAGGCTTGCGAGTCTACCGCGGCGTAGCCCTGGCTGGTCACCCAAGACTCGGTGGCGTAGCCCGTCGGGTCGAAGGAGACTGCCGCCGTGGTCTGGACGGTGGTGTCGGGGAACGTGATGCCGGTGGCGGTATCAATCGAAAAGTAACCGATGCCAGCGGTATTCAACAGCAGTTGGTCGGGAGTGATGGAGTAGCCATCCGAGACGCCAGAAGTCCACCGAGTTCCGTAAATGGCAGAACCGACTTCGCCACCAATCCTGATGCGGTATCCATCCTGCTCAACGCCCATATCGCTAAGGGTCGTATTCTTGATGTCGATGCCGATGGAAGTATAGGTGGCATGTTTATAGTCCGAAACATACGGAGACGGAGGGTCTCCATATTCGGAATAGAGATATTTAGACAGGACAAGGCTACCGCCAAAAGTTGAGTCGATGCCAAGGCCGTAAGTGCGGGTCGTGTCTCCCGAAGCGCCGCTACCCGTGCTTCTGCTGACAGCATTGAAAACAACATTGTTCGCAGCCCCAAGCCCAAGGTTGTCCCGCGCCGTCGTGGCATTCGCCAGCCCCGAAAGATTGCCAGCCTTCGTCAGGTAGTCCGTGGCGGTCTGCGTCGCCATCGTGCCCAGTCCACTGATGTCGGTATTCGACAGGACGACCGCACCCGTCCGGCCAGCGACTGAGGTGACCGCGCCGACCGCGTCCGTCTGGTTCTTCCACAGGCTCGTCGCCGAGTCATACTTCAGAACCTGCCCGTTGGTCGGCGTCGTGATCAGGACGTCGTGCAGCCATTCCAGATGGTCGCCGACAACCACATTGACCTCGATGCTTCCCGTCGTCGCGGAGCTGTGGCTGACGATGCCCACGGCCACGGCATGGTCGGGAGCCGAAGGACGCGTCGGAGTAAGGCCGCCCGCCACGCTCGGAGATAGGAACAGTTTGACGCCTTCGGTATAGGCCGACGTGTCGAGACGCTTGGCAAGGCCAGCCGTGCAGACGAGGCCCGTGGCGTTATTCGCCAGCGTAGCCAGCAGGATGCCGATGACGCCGTCAGCGCTTGCGCCGGAGTTGCCCTGGGCAAGGGCGATGGTCGGGCGTTGGCCCTGAGCGCCGTTGATACGGACGACCGCTCCCTTGTTCAAGGTCGAGCCCGTCTTGTTCGTCGCTCGGACGGTAAGGGTCTCGGCAGAGTTGTCCGTCCAGATGGTCGCGTAATCGACCGTCCCGTCCTTGACGATGATCTGGCCGTCTTCCCCGCCAGCAGGAAGGCCAGGTCCAGCGGGGCCAGTGTCTCCGGTGTCACCCTTAGGGCCAGCAGGGCCGGTGTCACCCGTGTCGCCCTTGGGGCCAGTGGGGCCGGTAGGGCCAACAGAGCCTTGCGCGCCAGTCGGGCCAGTGGGGCCAGTCGGACCCGCAGGTCCAGGCACCCCGACGGAGCCGTCCAGCGTGCCCGCCACGACCCCCGTGATGGTGCCGGTGATGGTGGACTGGTCTGCGGCAAACGTGCCCGAGATAGTCCCGAAGGTCGAGGCCGTCGAAGTGATGATAGCGTCGGGCATGGTCAGCGCTTAGACCGTGACGGAGTCGATGACGTTGACGCGGAAGAGTTCGGTGCGCGAGATGGTCGAGCCCGGGAAGACGAACTTGATGTCCCATTTGCCGAGGCCGATGGCCCAGTTAGCAGTCGAGCCCGGGTAGGTCACCGTGAAGGACAGGCCGTCCCCGGCCTTGGTCACCGTCATCGCGTAGACGTTGCCTTGGCGGTCTTCGAGGGACGAGCTGAGGGTCGTGGTCAGCAGATTGGCCGGGCCCGTCGCCCCGGGCGTCCAGGTAAAGGTGCAGGCGAAGGTGTTACCCTGCGAGACGGTTACTTGATTAGTGCAGCTCATCGGGTCTTAACCTTGCCCCGATTGGAAGGGGGGGTCAGAACGGAGTCAAAAGACCCACGTCGATGATGGGAGCCGAGGCTATGCCAATAACGGACTGCCCAAGGGGTGACGTAAATGCGTCTGTCGTGATGTTGAAAGACCCCCCGGTGGCGTTGACGGTCTGGCCTAGGAATTGCACCTCATTCTCTTCAGTGATGGCGTAAAAAGCAAAAGCATCTCCTCCTCCAAGGTCGGCGATAAGTACGAGCGGCTGATAGGTGAACACAAACCTCAGCGTCGGCTCAAACCGAAGGAAGCCGTTACCCGTGTCGGCTTTGAAGCCAGAAAGGAACTCAATGTTATGGGCGGTGTTTATCAGGCTTACATTCTGATTAGCGACGGCCGTGCGGAACCTTCCCCAAGTGGAGAAGGTTTCACTATCTCCGACAAGTGCTCCCATTAGATGCGGGCGTAGTAATAGTTAGCCGTCGAGGAACCTAACTTCAGGCGGTCAGCCCACAGCGAGCCGGTGACGTTCTGGTTCACCGTGAAGGTAGTCGGGGCCGTGATGCTGTCGACGGTGATCGTGCCGATGACGAGGAAGCCCCAGACGTTGTCGTCTGGCGTAGAAGGTGCCACATTGCCGCCAATAATGACCGGGTACTGGTTGGTCGTATCGTCGTCGTCCGGGTAGGTGTAAGGGCTGGCAGTCTTAGGCCCTGCCCGGAGCGTGATGTAAGAGGTCTTGGTCGTGGCGTCGTAATTCGAAGAGGCAAGTTCCCCGGTCGGAGGGTTGGCCACGCCTGCGGTGACGCGGTCCAACTTGACCTCGGTGCCGCTGACATAGTCGTCAATGAGCGGGACGAGGTTGTTGATGGTGCCGGACTGGACCTGATAGGTGACGGTCGTGGAGCCGCCCGAAGTCCGCAGGGCTACGTTGATGATTTTGAAGGGGTGGCCCGAGACCACGCCGTCCCGACTCGGGAACGGATCAGACGTGTCCAGGGTGAACCCCTTGGACGACGAGTCGAAGTTATAGCCGACTCCAGGTTGAATCTTCATGAGGCGGGAGCGTAGACGCTGGCGACGTAGCCTTCGCGGTTGAAACGAACTTCATAGCTGACCTTGTAAAGATTGCCATAGTCTTCAAAGGATACCTGAGCCAGAAGAAGCTGATGCTTGCTGCCGTTCACGAAAGTCGTGCCGATGTATGCGGGCACTAAGGCGATTGAATTAAACGTGTTAGACCCGCTGGTCTTGCCTACACGATCGCGCATCCCAGTCACGTTGCCGGTTGATGTAGTGTAGAAGTGACCTGAGAAGGATGTCTGCGGGGCAAGGTAGTTGGTTTTTCCGTAGAAGTCATTAAACTCGGCCTTCTTGAAACCTAGGAACTTGCGGCCCTTAGTGCTTTCAAACGTCGACCCGTTGTTGCCACCGTATTCAGTAGTTCCCGTCACTAGTTGAAAGTTAGGGTCAGCCTTTGTTCCAGGGCTAGCCCCGACGCCAGCGATAGGTGTTCCGCTAAAGCCAGTAGCCAGCTCGAAGAAGTTAGGGTGGGTCGTGATGCTTTCCGAGGTCAGCCCTTGCGAGCCGGTGATCTGACACTTGGTAAGAGTAGAACTCACACCGTCTGTCGCAGAGATTCCGACGTAATCAACCGTGTATGTAGCCAACCCAAGGGCGTCGATGCTAGTCGCGGCCTTGTGGACATTGCAGAAAGAGAAAGCCGAAATGGGACAGGGCTGTCCTCGGGCAAGGAAGGCGCTTGAGCCGCCCTGGTCCTCCCTGAATACAAGAGTGCCGGTGACAAGACCGTAGCCATCGGTCTGGAACTTTGCTCCTGGCTGGAGCATGGCGGTGGTTAGGGCGTTGCCCTTGTCTATGCGTGCCATGATTATTTAGAGTCTTTGGTGAAGTCCTTTGGTGTGCCCGTGTCTTTGGCGTTGAGTTTCTGGAGCTCGGCGAGTTGCTGCTCTTGGATTTCAATCTGCCGGGCCATGGCCTCCATGACCGGGTTGGGTCCGACGCCGATCACGTTGGAGAAGCCTTCGGGGCCTTTGAAGTCCTTGGCAGTTGTCGGCTTAATGCCTGCTTCAGGGTTTTTACTAGCGTCCTCGGCGATAAGTTTCTGCACCCTTTCCTGCATGGCTTTGTCCTCAGAGGCATAGCCAGGTCCATACTTGTCGGTGCCAAGTTTGCGCTGTTCTTCGGCAAACTCAAAAAGCATTTTGCGACCACGAGGATCGGTTGTTAAGAAACTCTTGGTGACCTCCTCTCGTGCAGTCTTGGCTTCCTCGACGGTTTCCTTGTCCTTCTTTTCGTTGTTCCTTTTGTTAGCGTAGTACCTGTCCTCGGCGGACATCAGCTCGTTGGTTCCGTCAATCGCTGCCTGATTGGCTTCTTCGCGTTTCCTTTGGTTATCCGCAATCATCTTGCCGATAATAGCCAGTGCTCCGGTAAGCAGCGCCATAGGCCCGAGGAAGGAAAGGAAGATGTCTTTGAATGACGTGCTGAACTTCTTGCCAATGTCCTCGACCTGTTTGCCGAAACCAGTCGTGGCCTGCTTGGCCTTGTCCATCGCCTGCGGGACGTCGGAGGTCGTCTTGATGTTGACTGTCAGGTCTTGGGCCATGTCAGGGGGTGCTTTCCTTTGCAGGATTGGAAGCACTAGCCGCGGCGGCCTCCTTGGCTTCCTCCTCGGCCATGAAGGCTTCTTCCTCGGGCGACATGATCGCCACGTCCGCACCCTTGCGGATTGCCAGGGCGGAGTTGAGCCAGATGGCCTGACACTCCGGCATTTCCCAAGCCCGCTGTTCGGGGATGCCCGACGCAATCAGGTTAGCCACGATGGACAGCGGCCAAGGCACGCCCTTGTCGCCGCCCCCTGACTTGGTCTTGGTCTGCTCCCAGAACTTCGGCCAGTCTTGGACGAGGATGTAGCCGGCGAAGGCTTCCAGCAAGCGCTCGAACTTGGCGGGGTGATGGCTTAGGGTGACGATGCGCAGTCGGTCACGCCAGCTCACCTCCCCTAGCTGCTCTTCGGCGCACACTTGGCAGGCAAAGATAAGGTCGGCTGGGGTTATGCCGCGGGAGCCGGTGACGAGCGGGGAGTCGAAGGCCATCAGCCGCACCCGGTACTTCAGGCACCATGGGTAAAGAGTTCGACCCAGAACCTTGAAGGGAGCCGGGTCGACGTAGGCGTTGAGGAAGCGACGATCCACTGTCCTCTAGACTGTCCCCCTTTCGGGGGTGTCAATTACGCAGGCGTGATGCCTTCGTAGTCAATCGCCGTGATCGTGACGGCGGTAAAGCCCTTGTTCGAGCCCTTGTCGTCAATCTTGGTGATGGTGCCGACAAAGGATACGGAAGCCGAGCCAGACGGGTAGGCCGAAAGAGTGTTGACCGTGAAGGAAAGAGCGGCGCCTAGGACGGGCATCGTGGTCGTTTTGGCGATGCCTTCGATGGTGAGCTCGCTCTTGCGGTCATCCATGCGGTGGGTCTTGGTGATACCCGTCTCGTCGACCACGGTGACGTCAGCGTTAAAGGAGGACGAGAGGCTGTAGGACTGGACGAAGAGGTTGGTGACAGTACCCGCGACTCCGTAGATACAGGTGGTTCCGTTTGAGATGGCGGCCATTTGTAATTGCAGGCTTTGGAATTGGCTTAGGCGGGCAGGACCACCAGCACGTCAAAGGCGAAGGAAGTCGCCCAGGAGCGCTCGTCGATGCCTTCGTCTTCGGACTGCATCGTGACGTCGTAACAGGCCGCGTCGGTCGAAGCCACGAAGGCCGCCTTGATGGAGGTCAGGTCGCGCATATTGCCGGACAGGGCGGCACAGCGGGCACGGTGATCGGCGAGGGTCGTGTCGTCGGCGTTCGAGAAGAGGGTGATGCGGACCGAGCAGCTGAAGTTGCCTTCGCCCTCGGGTAGGTCGGCAGGGCTCCGGGCGGACTCGCAGAGCACCACGGCCTTCGGCAGGGTCTGGATGGCGGCGCTGTCGCCCGTCAGGAAGGCCACGGTGGTCAGCCCGGTCTGGGTGGATAGGTAGGTGGCCAAGGTGGCCTCTACGATGTGGCGGATGGATTTGGTTCCCATAAGTGGTTAGCGGCGGTTG